TCTAATACAACAAAGTTATATGGTTTACTATCAATTTGATTTGATAAGAAACCAAATCCAGCTGGTAATGTTAATGTTCCACTTGTTGATGTTGCTGAGTTTGCCGTAAAATTAATTGTTGCAACGGATGCTCTTGTTGAATGTGGTGTATAACCTAAAGTCTTAGCATGAGAGATGACAGAATCTCTTAATATAGCAGTATCTAAAAATGATTCATTAGCAACCATGTTTAGATAGTAGGCATTGTAATGGGTATTGTAAGCAAGAATATCCAATAGAATATTCAGACCAGAACCTTCAAAGTCATAGTCTGTAAATTCAGATTGTTGGTTTAAAAATGCTTTTAAATTATTCTTGATTGTATCAAAATCAAGTTCGGTAACTCGTAAACGGTCTGCCATATTATCTAATCCGTTCTAGGAAAAAATTAATTGTGATTGGGTCTACACTATTAATAACAAAGAATTCAAGTCTTAGTTTATACCCATTATTGTCTGGATCGGCAATTGCATTAATTTGATTTACTTGGGCTCTTGGCTCAAAGTTTTCAATTGTCTCTACAACTGCTCTTTCTAATTGTGCTGCTATGATTGTGTCAATATTCTCAAACAAAAGTCTGCGAATACTACTGCCAATTTGTGGTCTAAATGGTCTTTCGTAATGATTGGTAAGAATCAAATTTTTAACTGAATTGATAATAGCATACTCATTCTTGTGAGTATTGATATCTTTACGGACTGGATGAATGGTAAAATTTAAATCCAAGTCTTTAAAACTACGGGATGATTGTATATCTACTTGAGCCATGTTCTATTTATTCAACTTATTGTGTAGAAGTTGGAGTTCCTGTATTGCCACCCTGAGGATCAGAATGTGAATGACCATTGTAAATTGCCCTGTCAGAAGACATATTTCTTGTGGCATCACTAATTTCTTGTGAAGAATGTATATTGCCATACACATTTAAATCACCATTTAGATTGAATGTTGGCGCAGTAGCATTTACTGTACCACCAACTGTTACATCCACTTGTCCACCAATTGTACCAGTAATATTACCATCAACTTTTAATTGTGTATCACCCTTAACATATACTTCTGCATTTCCTTGAACCGTGATATTACATTTACCCATAATGTAAACATTGTCATCTTTCATCACAATAGAGTAATTATCTTTAGTGATTTTTTCTACTCTAGTTCCGTCAGGAAACCATTCAATAAAACTACCATTTCTGTGAGAAATATGAACTCTTTCGGCACCTGGAGTATCATCAAATTCTAGTAAATGTCCCGACTCTGTATCCATAACATTGTTATATGGATACTTTGTATCGTAAGAAGTTTCTGGTTCATTCCATGTTGAACTTACAGTAGGAACATTTTTAACTACATTGTCAAATCTTTCTTGCATAAATGTTTTTGAAATTGTGTCAATATCATTTCTTGCAATTCTTGATGTTGATGGTTCGTCTAAAAATTTAGGATAAGAATCTGCTTGAGGTTTCTCTGTTATTGAAATACCAGTTCCATCTGTATTATAAGTTTTAGATTCGGGTGTTCTTGGAGAATTCTTTAAAGCAGCACCATCTCTAGGATCAGAAAATGCTTTTTGGCCATCAGCAGATTTTAATGCTATGCCTGGAAGTATTCCCATAACAATTGGTTCTTGTGCATTTTCACCATCAGAAAAGAATCCAACAACCATATCACCTTCTCTCGGTGCATATACATTAATATTGTTAGTTGGAAGCATTGGTGTTGCCCAAGGCAAATCATTAGTTGGCAAATTCATCTTATCGTCTGGATGCCAACCAACGGCTCGAACTTTCAAACGACCCATCTTTAATGGATCATTTCTGTCTTCTATTATTCCAACCCACCAGATAAAACCATCTTTACCAGCAAAGTTTTTTGTATCTTCCATATTATGTGTATGCTAAAATTGCGTTTGTTTGTTCTGGATTGCTTGATGGTATGAATTCATTATTTGTAGAAGTGGATGCTACTTCGATAACAGTTTCGTGTTTATCAAATCCAATAATGTGTCTAGTTGCAACAATTAAATATTTACCACTAACACTTGGATCATCATTATCATCACCATTTTCTTTAATGCCTTGAGATGGTGCCATTACATTCACATTGAATCCGGAAGTCAATTGAAAGTTTCCTGGCATAGCAATTTTTAATCTTTTTGCCATTAAATTCGAAAGGATTGATTGTCTTTGAAATAAGTAATCTTCAATGTTATCAACTTTTGAAATTGCTGTTGGATCATTTTTTTTAATGTAGTTACTTAATTTTTGAGCTGCACCAAAAATGCTTACTGATTTTTTAGAATCAAATGCTTGTGTATTTGGTTTACCATCTCTGTCAAAAATTTCTGAAAAATCTGGATTCTCATTGGCATTTTTCATTGTTGTATAAACATCACCAAAACTAATTTCTTTCTTGGCAATCTGTCTTGTGATTGGATCAAAACCTAAAAATTGACCAGCATTTACACCATCTCTTTGTTTTTTGAAACTGTCTGACTGTGAAACAACTTCAAATGCTCTTGCGCTACTAATCTCACTAAATGGATTACCTTGTTTTGTATTTTTTGGTTCAAACTTAATATCCAATAAATCTTCTTGTGTTAATAAAGTTGATAGTGATGCAAAATTATATCCAACAATATTTTGAAAGAACATAAAATTTGGTGCTTGATTAATATCAACAGCTCTTTTTGCAATCCACTCAATTGCCTCTAATGGTCTTAAATTTGGAATTGGAAAGTCTCTAATGCCACATGAGTTCTCATAAACACCACCAGATTCACCTGCGGGTATCTTCAAATAATTTTCCATTATCTTTTGCACCGCATACGAATAAGTGCCACTATAACTTTGATTGATTTTCTGTCTGTCGGAATAAGTCAATTCGTCTGAAACAAAATGTAAGACATACATTTCACCTGAAGAACCTTCTGCTTTTCTGTCGGACTGTTTTATGATTCTAAATGCTTTTTTGAAATTTGCAACATCAGAATTTGGATCTTTTGAAATATCAATTAGTATTGATTCTGAGCCGTCAAATAACAGTTTACCAGAAAGACCTTGAGCATCTTTAATCAGTATTTTTCCATTCATTACAGGCAAAAACAAAGAATCAAAAATATTTAATTCTTCAAAAATATTTGATATGTCAATGTTTCCATTTTTTGTTACAATGGCCAATTCATTAATCGAAAACTGCGTTGACTTTTTTACTTCAAATGTCATAATTTAATTACTCTTTTAAATTCTTTTTCAACATCTGGAACAAAATCTTTTTTTAATAATTTAATGGTTCTTTTTTCTTCATTAGTTTCCATCTCATAATCATAGTATGTTTGTTTTTCTTTTGTTATTGTTTGAACCGTTGTTGAACCATCAGCAAGTGTATATGTTGCTGAAGATGCTATTACATTTGCATAAGTGTTAGCATCAACTTCAATTTTTTCTTCTATTGTTGTTCCCTGAGGAGTTGTATCAGAGGTAACTCTTGTGATAATTTTAAAATAAGATTTGACATTATTTACACTCATTGACCAAGCAAGTCCAGTTTGAACTGTTGTGTTGGCAGCACCATTTGCAGTATATTTTGCATCAACAAAATCAATGAATGTTTTGTATGGCATTGGCCAATCAAATTGTGGGTCAATAATATCATTGAACAATAAAACAATCCAATGTCTTTCTGGATTGCCATAATATTTTCCAGCAATTATTTCTGGTGTGTCAGATTCTTGTATATTATACTCATAGAAAGCGGAACTATTTTCTTTAAGTTTAGATTCAAAACCAAATCTTGCAATAATATTGGTTACAGTATCTAATCCACCAGTGTTATTATTTGCAGAGTATAGTGTTTTTGGAAAGTAATTAAAAAATTTTGCCATTATTATACCTTAGCTTGCGTACCAGAGCTTCTATCGTTTCTAAAATCTGCTTTTGTGAGATATGTAGTTTCTTGGAATTGAAGTGTTACTTGAATTGCAACTGGCATACCTGTTCTACCTAAAGAAGCAACATTTTCACCTGGAACTTCATAAGCGGTAAATCCATTTGGTGCATAGTTGACATCCATCGAAGTCAATACACAAGTAGAGATTGGTGGAATGTTTGGATTTTGAGCACCAGCATAATAGAATTTAATATCAAACTCTGATGGTGGAACTAAAAATCCCTGTGCATCTTGTATCAATTCTGGTGCTTGATGAAATCTCAATCTTTCAATAATTCTTTGTGCTTCTAATGCTTCTTTTTCATCTCTAGGATAAAAGGTGAAATCAAATTGAAATGTTCTAAAGTTTGGTGACTTGTAAATCATTTCAAGCATTGGATTTTGAACTTTGCCTGTAACAGCAGTAAAACCAATTTTTGCAGCCTCTGGACTGCCTGTAATTTTACCCAAAGTATCAGCAAGTTTTTTGCCAAGAACATTTGCACCAGATTTTGCAAGTGATGCTGCAGCTGCAGAACCGCCTTCTGTTTTGTATTCATCAGCTGCAGATTTTGCAGCTGCAGCAATTTGACCCATTGCTTCACCACCCAAATTTAATTGGTCAAATGCTTGTTGATAACTATAATTTAAAGTATCTGGCATATACAATGCAACAGCATCAGTTGTCAACTTAGTTGTTTGTAACAAAGACTTATTTGTAATTTTCTTGATAGAAGTATCAATTACTGCTTGTGTTTGAGCTTGAGCACCACCAAATGATACATGAGCTTGAGCAAATAAATTGTTGATACTACCCACCGCACCACCAGCAGCACTACTGATGGCAGATGTAATTCCACTCAATGCACCATTTGTTGCAGAATTAATTTGACCCAATCCACTATTAATCTTACCAAGAATTTCAGAACCAAAATTACTTGCCATACTTTGTGCAGAGGCCGCTGCTTTGTCCATTGAACCAAAAATTTGTGCTTTTGCGCCTTCTTGACTTGCAACACTAGACTTGTCAAACACAGAATCTTCAACAGTTGTACCACCAAATGCAGTTGCTTTCTGCTGGCGAATATAGATAACCATATAGTGTGCTTTATCGGCATTACCGATATCTAATGGGTATCTGTATGTGTTTTGTTTGAATTGACTATCAACTAAATCTGCTAAAGGACCGGTCCTAGCAGAACTGCCTTTGTTAAACGATATATCTGAGAGTCCGAAAAGAGCCATATAAATTCCAAATGTTAATTAACTAAGTATATTTATGTCATATAAAGGGTGGTTTACCCCCAAAAATCCAAACAAATATAAAGGCGACAGTAAAAATGTTGTCTATCGCTCATCGTGGGAACTAAGAGTGATGAAATGGTTAGATGAAAACCCATCAGTTATCTGGTGGGCATCTGAAGAACTAATCATCAAATACAGGTCACCAATTGACCAAAAAATACATAGATACTTCCCTGATTTTATTGTCAGATTGAAACAAAAAACTGGTACAGAATCTACTGTGGTTATTGAGATAAAACCACATAAACAAACTATCAAACCTGTGCAAAAAAGAAAGACGAAACGATATCTACAAGAAGCGGCAACTTATGCAGTCAACCAAGAAAAGTGGAGAGCCGCAGATTTATTTTGTAAAGAACATGGTTGGCAATTCAAAGTATTAACTGAAAAAGACATAGGCATTTGAGATAAATAGACTATGGCGACAAAAAAACTAATAGACAGAATACAAACATCTTTGGCAAAAGAAGGATTACAGCCAAGGACTGCGGCCGCAAGAACTTGGTTGAGAAGTAAAGTTAAAGATTTAACTCCCTCAAAAACGGCATTTATGCGAGACCAAGAAAGACTAAGAAACAAGTCAATGATTGGCAGAATGTATTTCTATTTCTATGACCCAAAAACAAAAGATAGATTGCCATATTACGATAGATTTCCTTTAGTGATTCCCATCGAAAGATATAGCGATGGTTTTTTAGGATTAAATCTACACTATATTCACCCAAAACAAAGATTGATTTTATTGGATAAATTGAGTGACACTTTAACTAATGACAAATACGATGAAACTTCAAGATTAAGATTGAGTTATCCATATTTGTCATCTGCTTCAAAAATATTTGAAGCGACACCTTGTATTAAGAGATATTTATTCTCTCATATAGAATCACGATTTTTAGAAATCACCGCAGACGAATGGGATATCGCAGCAATGTTACCAATGGAAAGTTTTGTCGGTGCAAAAACAAGCAGAGTTTACTCTGATTCACGGAAGAAATTCTAATGTCATTCTCCCCAAATTTATTTTTATCTAATGTAAGAGCAAAAGACGGACTTGCAAAACCTTCAAGATTTGAAGTAGTTCTTCCTATTCCATCTTACATCAATTCTTTTATTGGCAATTCAATATTGGAAAAAATTCTAAATTTTCCAAATTCTATTTTTAGTGATGTTTCAACCGCAATCAACTCTGCATTTGGGCGCCAAGGTGAACAAGATGAACAATCAAAGTCATCAAATTCATCAATGTCAAGGTATCTTGCATTGCAATGTGAATCGGCAGAGTTACCAGGAAAAACATTTCAAACAGCCGATGTAAAGATTTATGGACCAACTTTTAAAGTACCATATCAAACACAGTATGGTGATACAACTTTAACTTTTTTGTGTACCAATGAATTCTATGAAAGAAAACTATTTGAAAGATGGATGGAAGCAATTCATCCATCAGACACAAACAACTTGAGATTTGCTAAGGGCGCACAATCAAGATACATGACAAATATTAAAATTATACAGTATGATGACTTTATTAAACAAATTCATGCAGTAGAATTGATTGATGCTTTCCCAATTGGAATTGCATCACAGGCGTTAAATTGGGGTGAAGATGGTTTTCATAGACTAGGCATCCAATTTGCGTATCAAAAATATAGAACCGTTTACGATGGATCATACGATATTGGTGCAGCTGCATCAGCACTATTTGGGGCTGCAGGTGCAAGATTATTACCATTTGGAAAAGCGATTTAAATTATTTTTTTTATTAACACAACGAAAGCGAGAATATAATGTTACCTAAGTTAGATGTACCAATTTATGAAGTTACTTTAATTTCAACAGGAAAACCTGTTAGATTTAGACCATTTTTGGTAAAAGAACAAAAACTATTTTTGATGGCAGCTGAATCGGATGACCAAAAAGAAACAGTTAATGTTATCCGTCAAGTATTAAAGAATTGCATTTTAGATGAAATCGATGTTGATAATTTACCAACATTTGATTTGGAATATTTGTTTATGAATCTAAGAGCAAGGTCAGTAGAAGAAATTGTTGATTTGAAATACAAGTGCAACAATACTGTTAAAGATGAAACTGGTGAAGATAAAAAGTGTAGTGGTTCTGTTGAGTTTAAGTTAAACTTACTTGAAGTTCAACCTACAAAGAATCCTGACCATGTTAACAAAATTCAATTATCGGACAATCTTGGTATTTGTTTAAAGTATCCTACTTTTGAAATGATTCAGAAGTATGAGGCAATGAACGAGAATGATGTTATGTTGAATGTATTGATGGATTGTGTAGATTACATTTATGATAAAGAACAAGTGTATTATGCAAAAGATTCAACGAAGGAAGAGTTAACAGATTTCATTGATAACTTGCAACAAGGACATTTGGAAAAGATTAAAATTTTCTTTGACACCATGCCTGAAATCAAAAAAGATGTTCACTTTAAATGCCCAAAATGCAATTATGAGGAAGACATTGAGATTAAGGGTATGCAAAATTTTTTCGTCTAATATTTCGTTATGATACATTAGGTAACTTTTATCAGACGAACTTTGCTTTAATGCAACATCACAAGTATAGTTTGACTGAGCTTGAAAACATGTTGCCTTGGGAAAGAAACATTTACTTAAATCTTCTGATTAAGTATTTGGAAGAAGAGAAGCAGAGAATAGAACTACAAAAACAAACTAGAAAAAGTAGGTAATGGCTAACAAAACTACACTTGCAGATACCCTAGCACAAGAGTTAGGATATAAAGATGCCAAGGCTCTTAAAGACCAGATAAAGAGGTCTGGTGGGGGAGAATTTTCTTCAAATGTTAAGGGTCGTTTGGAGTCTGGTGCTGGATTTGGAGAAGCATTTAAAGAGAGTACCAAAGACAAAGTAGCAGACATCCAAGAAACTTTTTCTAAAAAAGGTTTGAAGAAGTTTGGTAAAAAAACTTATAATGAGTTTTTTGGTGGTGATGATATATTCTCTTCTTACATGCGAGGAAGATTAAACAAAGGTAAAGGAAAACAAGAAAGTGCTGGTACTGAAGATAGTGGTACTTCACCAACAAAAGAGGGTAGTGAAGGTGTAGGCGCAGAAGAACTTGCAGTATTAAATGTAATCGCTAAAAATTGTATGTCATTGCCTGGTATTGCCAGAGACATGAATGTTCTTAGACAAAATCTTGTTAAGTTAGTTAAACTGCAACCAGGTGGTAAAGATAAAGCAAGAGTTGGTGCTGACATGTATTTTAAAACAGCAGACCAACGAGAAGACATGCTTGAGTCTCAAAAAGCAAAAGCAATGCCAAAAGCACCAACTCCAGCTGGTGTGAAACCACCAGAAGAAAAAAAAGAAGGAGATGGATTCTTAGGCGGTATTTTAAATACTGTCATGGATTTTTTTGGTAGTGGTTTTTTAAATGCAATTAAGTCATTATTCAGTCCCAAATTAATATTCAAAGCAATCAGTAAAGTTTTTGTTCCACTAACAATCATCGCATCATTAGTTAATGGTATTATAGATGGATGGAAAAAATGGCAAGAGACAGGTGATTTGGGTGAAGCACTTATTGCAGGTCTTGGTGGAGTATTAGATTTTCTAACATTTGGTTTATTTGGTGCAGATGAGTTAAAGAAAGCGTTTGATTGGATTGGCGGATTTGTTGGACCAATTGTTGATAGTATATCAGAAACTTTTGATAGTCTAAAAATGTGGGCAGTGAATAATATTGGAATACCTGAAATATCAATTCCAATTGGAAAGATTCCAGCAGTTTGGGCTATCAATAAACTTTCACCAGGAACTATTCCAGAAACAATTACTTTTGGTCCTTATTATCCATTTAAAAAGAATCCAAAAAGCACAGAGCCAGAAAAGTCAGAAAGACCTGCTGCTAAACCAACAGAATCAAAACCAACAGAAACAGGAACTCCACCAGCAGATGCAACCACAACTCCAACACCAGAACAATCTGCGCCTACTTCTGGTGCACCAACATCAGGTGCATCACCAACTGCAATTAAGAAAAAAGATGGTCAAGAATTAAAACTGCCACAAGGAGTTACCTATGATGGCAACAATGGCATGTTTAATTATAAAGGTGTTGGTTTTACTGCTGAAAAACAAGATGAGTTAGATAGACAAGTAGAAGCAATTAATAATAAAACCGTTGTTGAATATCAAGGTGTTGGACCATCAGGACCAGCAACAGTAACTTTTGATGGAACAACTGGTCAAAAAACATTTGCTGCACCAAAACCAGAATCATCACAATTAACTGCTAGTTCAGCAACTCCACCAGCTGCAGGTGTTGCAAGTGCATCTGGCGGTGGTGGTGGCGGAGGAGGCGGTGGTTCATCAGGTGGTGCAACTGCATCACCAACACAAACTGCACCTAGTGGTGCAACATTAAGTGCAGACTCTTCATCAGTAGCAGAGGGACAAAGATTGGATTCTGCTGCTGATGCAGGTGTAACAGTCAATGCACCAGTCACAAATAATTCTTCCGAAACAACTGGTAAAGATGCACCATCTTTAATTGCGGATGCATACAATAGAGATTTTGTTGAATCATATTCATTCGTTGGTTAAAGATGTTACCAAACTCTCTCACCGATTCAATCAAAAGTAAAGTTTTAGATTCCGCTTCTGATAAACTAGGAGCTGGAAAAATTACTCCAGCGGGAGTGATACTTAATGTCATTGCAAAAAACTTTTTACTTTTTCCTTCTATTGCTAGAGATGTTAATGTCGCAAGACAAAACATGCAGATTCTTGTTAAAATGGCTGGCGGTAAATCTACAAATAGAGCAGATTCTAACAAAGAGGAAGATGATAAAAAGCAAAAGAAAATACAAGCAAAAAGTAAAAAAAGTCCAACACCAGAATCGGAAGATAGTGATGGACTTGGTTCTAAAATAGGTAAAAAGATTTGGGGAAAAATAAAAAAGACAAAAACATTTAGAAAATTAAATATCGGATTTAAAAAGTTGAAAAGAAACTTTTTAAAAATTATAAAAAAGATGTTTAATCCTAAACTGTTAATGAAAATATTTTCACCAAAAAATCTTTTAAAAGTTTTATTTACCGTATTGAAAGTTGCTGGACCAATTGGTCTTATTGTTAGTATTGTTGGTTCATTGGTATCTGGTTTTTATGATGCATGGAATGAATATCAAGAATCTGGTGATATATTTGAATCACTTAAAGCTGGTCTTGGTGGTGTTTTAGACTTTCTGACATTTGGTTTATTTGGTAAAGAAGAAATAGACAAATTGTTCAAATGGATACCTGAATTGTGGGAAGATTTTTCTAAAGCATTTTTTGATTTTAAAGAAGCTGCAATTAAATTTGTATCTGAAAAATTCACAATGATTTTGGACTTCTTTAATCCAAAAGAAAAAATGATGCCAGATAAAGGAGAAGTTCCTACTGACAAAACAGATAAGTCTGAAGACCTTGAAAAGAAATTGAATGAAAGTAAAAATAATATTCAAACTCTACAAGTCATCAAATCACAATTAGAAAGTGATTTAAAAACTCTTCAAAACGAAAATAATAGATTAGATGAGCAGATAGCGACATTAACTGCACAAGTATCTGCATTATCATCAAAGAAAACAACAGAATCGCCAGCGCCTGTTGCACCATCTACATCAACGCCATCTTCAGCACCTGCAGCTGTTCCAAAAAAACAAGAAGCAGTAAAAGCACCAGCACCTGTTGTTACACCTGAAAAGAAAAATACAACAGATAAAAAACCAACATCTCCAGGATTTGAAACTGGAAAAAATACTATGATTGCAGCTCTTGATGCAGAAGGAATTAAAGATTCAAATGCAAGAGCTCAAATTATTGCACAAGCAGCACATGAATCTGGAAAGTTTAGATATACAGAAGAACTTGGCAAATCAGACTACTTTTTAAAATATGATGGAAGAAAAGATTTAGGAAATACCCAACCAGGAGATGGTCCTAGATTTAAAGGAAGAGGATTCTTACAAACTACTGGTCGTATAAATTATCATCAATTTAAAGATGCGTTTAATGTCGATGTTGTTAGTAATCCAGAAATATTAGGTGAAGCAAAATATGCAGCTCAATCTGCTTTATTTTGGTTCAAGAAAAATGCAAAGAAGGTACAAAATTTAACAAAGGGTGATTGGGCAGACACAAAGGGAGTTACAAAAGCAGTTAACGGTGGAACAAATGGTCTTGCTGAAAGAGAACATTACTTTGAACTATTCAAAAATGATCCAGAAATTACTGGTATTGGTAGTAAGATAGAAGCAAAACCTGCACCATCTGCTTCTGGTGAACAAGTTGCTCAAGCTTCTTCTGAAGTCTCAAAAGGACAAAGAGAACAATTGAAACCTACTGGTGTAAATGTTATTAATATGGAAAAAACAAACAACAAGACTGTTGCAATTAACCAGACAAAAGTATCAGACAAACACCAAGGTAAAGCTGCGGATACTTTAGTTGCAAGGGCAGCATAAGATGAAAGAAGAATTAAATAATTCTATAAAGAAAAAAATTCTCAGACAATCAGAAAGAACTGCTGAATCGCCTGATACTGAAGAGAAACCAAATTTTCTGAAAATTATAAACACATTTGCAAAGAGTTTGGTTTCTTTGCCTAGTTTTGCTCGTGATTTAAATGTAGCAAGACAAAATCTTGTATGGTTGATTAAATTAAAGGGTGGAAAACCAACCAATAAAGCTGATGCTTTCTTTTTAAAGGCTGATGAAAGAGAAGCCAAGTTTGAAGTTGACATGGCAAAACAAAAAAGTCAAGATGAGACTGGAAAACCACCAACGCCAGAAAAGAAAGAAGACGAATCACAAGACCCATTACAAAAAATAATGACAAGTATACTAGACAAGTTTGGTCTAGGTGCTTTAGGTAAATATTTTTCAGTTAGTAAGATAATGGGTTCTTTGAAAATTATTGGAATTGCATTTTTACTTACAACTATTGTTAGTGGCATCTACAAAGGTTTTGAAGAATTTATGGATACTGGCGATATTCTTGCTAGTATTAAAAAGGGATTTGTCGAATTTATAGACTTCATAACACTTGGAGTATTTGGTAAAGACAATATAGGTAAACTATTTGATGATGTAATTAATTTTCTATCCCCTATTGCAGAAACAGTTGGTAAATTTATTGGTGGTATTGGAGATTATTTTAATGATAAATTTCAAAAATTAAAGAATTTTTTTGGATTC